TTAAAAATCAGCCTGACTCGGGATCAGTTTTTGCCAGATAGCTGAAACGTATTTTGCCTGGTAACGAGCGTCATCAAGTGCATTATGGCGCTCACCTTCGAATGGAATAGCCGTTCTGGCATCGAAGTCTATGGCTTTCCCCAGCTCAACGATTGTGCGTACATCGCGATCGTTGTAGTAACGCCACGGGCAGGGGATCCCCTGCCGTTCGTATGAACGGCGCAAAATCGTGTTGTCGAAGTTGGCTCCATTTCCCCAGACCTGAACAAAAAATTCACCGGAGTTTTCGTCGATAAATTCCCGCAATTGTAACAGTGCATCATCTAACGGGATTTCATCGGTCATAATGGCAGATTGCGCTTCGCGTGATTGCTTAAGCCACCATTTAATGGTGTCCCGATCAATGACTCCGCCAGCAGTTTCCAGATCGATAGTCTTACTAAATTCCGGTCCCATATCTCCGGTTTGCGGATCGAAAAATATTGCACCTATTGAGATGATCGGGGCATCAGGATTTTTTCCCATGGTTTCAAGGTCGATCATTAGATGGTCACACGTCCTGCTGGTGGATGTGATTTCGTGATGACCGTTCACCTTAATTGAGTGATCTGCCGTCTCGCCAGTTTTATTATCGCTGGCGTGATGCTGATTGCCGCCAGGGTTCTCCTTGTGTGGATGTTCAGCGCCTTCCATTTCCTCCGGATCATTTTCCTGAACTTCAACCTGATTCTCTTCATCGAATGTTTCCTGGTATGTTGCGTCGCCCATCACCGCGCCACAATCAGGGCAGTTGCCGCCACCGCTCTGACCGCAGGCGGTGCAGACTTTTTCCGGTTCCTGTTGCGCTACTGGTTCGGATTGTTTCGTTTCTGGCTCGTTTTGTAACGCATTTGGGCTGTTTTGTTCCGCTTTTTGGTCGTTCCGTTCCGATTCATGCTGGTTCTGGTTCACAGAATCGCGAGTCTGGATCCCCTTGACCCATTTCGGATCATTAGGGTCGCTAATCCCCTCAACAAATTCACCACGCGATACAGCAAGTAACTTATCGGCGTCAGGCTGGCTGATATTGGCTGCCTGCATAATTTTGTTTACTTCGTCAGCGGTGACTTTTACTTGGTTAGCGGAACTCACCTGCGACTGAGCATCCAGCGACTGCGCGTTCTGGCCATGTTCAGTTGTATCCGGTTCCATTGTTTCAGTTGTTGCCTGTTCACCTGCCATTGCGTCAGATGGTTGTGGTTTTTCTTCTTCTGTTTCACGCTCAGTAACCACCTCGCGGTTAATTTCTTCCAGGATATCTTTTTCCGGCGTATGCCGGGCAGCTGTGAGAGTTTCCTTGCTGGGGTTCTCGTGATCAGTTTCCGTCAAATAGGCGTTGATATACCCCTGAAGGCGTCCCGGGTAGTGATAAAATTCAGGGTGTGCGCTTCGGATAAGTGCAAAAATAGCGGCGCGGGAATAGTCCAGAATACCCGGGGTTGCACGAAGTGCTGCGGACCATTCTTTGAACGGACTTTCTTTGTTCAGGACTACTTCTTTTGCGCGACGATAAACGCTGCCCGGAATTTCATAAATATTAAAATCCATCGGAAGTGTGGCTGCTGCAATCTCCACATCCAGTGTGTCGAGGGTGTGTACTAAATTCGGATTGCGATCGGTTTTGTTCCCACCGCCAGCATTAGCACCGGAAGCCGTGCGGGTGATGCGTGAAACACGATTTCCTTTCATCCACTCTTTTGTCAGCAGACCCCGATCAGTGTAGTCAGCGTCCAGGTATGCTTCGAAAAAAGCAGTTATTAGTCCCAGGTCTGAATTACCAGGATTAGGGAAAACTTTGTCAGTGTCACGAACCAGTTTGTGGAGGTCGCGAATCTCCAGCGAGTCGAGCAGACTGGTTTTATGCGAAATAGCCAGGGCAGTAACAGCCGGTAGTTCTTCAGCCCGTGCAATGTGTAATGCCTGGAGTTCGTCGCGTGAAACGTGCGTTACTGGTTTTTCGCTGCCGTGTTGAGCAAGCCAACGAATGGGCAGTTCCTGACCGGAGACAGGCAGAAGCATGCTCTCCTCAATCTCAGTCATGTCTTCGCCGTTGATGTTGGTATTGTCAGTGCTGGCTGGTTTGTCCTGAACAGAGGGGGAAGGGCCGATAAATGTCATTGTGATGCCATCTTTCCCGCCTTTTTCATAGCGGTTGCAGAATTCAGTATCAAACACGCCTTCTGGCGGAAGGTCGTCAACAACGGGCAAATTGACGCGGACGGGTTTTTTAAAGTCGTCTTCATCATAATCGTTGTCATCCATTGCGGTAATGCAGCGGGAGATTGCAACAGATAATTTTTTTGCTGTAGTCCAGTAAAAACCACCTTTAATTCCCAGGCGTTTTCTTACTTTGTCATTTTTTGCTTCGCAATATAGTGCAAATTCTTCTTTATCAGTGCTCATTATTGGTAAACCTCATCACAGATTTAAGGGTGAACAAATCTCTGCCATTGCTGACATATAAGAATGAAACTGGATATTTATTACGGTGCTGTTTTAAAATCCTGCCGGGATTTCGTTATTATCCTGGTGAATAACTTTATCGACCGGATAACAGTTGCCTGGAATTTTCTGTTCGGTTGCTGCTGCCATACATTCCTGCTTTGTTCTGTGAACACTGACTGCAATATCAACTGGCTCTCCGGAAACAAGAAAAACCGTCAGAATAAGTGCAAATACTGGATTCATTGTGCACATCCTTTTGGCATCAGACGTAAACGGGCCAGCATTGAAACAATGCATACTTTATTTAATAACTCCCGTTCGTGTTTTCTTTTGTTAATGGCATCTTCAGTAAATACAGGATTACTGATAGTGACACCAATTTCAAAACAACCTTCAGACGTATTAACGTTTGGTAATAACGTTTTCATTATCGCGCCCTCAACAATGAGTTTTGTGATGCGGTGCCTGGTGCCTCCAGGTGACGTTAACCAGTTAACAATTAACGCCGGATACCGGAACTCGGGCTGGTGATCGTTAAGCCGGGCCGTGAATCCATGCCAGTATTCCACAATACCCGGGTATTGGTGGAGCCGGAACCGAAAAGCATGCGTAATCTGCCGTCAGGGGTCGTTCCTGCCGTTCGCCAGCCGCTGGTGGAAGACAAAACATTGCTGCCGTTTTTCAGTAACGCACGGGTGATTCGTGCTGCTGGTGGTGCTGGTGCATTGTCTGACTGGCTGTTGCGCCATATTAAATCCTGCCAGTGGCCACACGGCGATTATCATCACAGCGAAACTGTCATTCACCGTTATGGTACCGGCGCAATGGTGTTGTGCTGGCACTGCGACAACCAGTTGCGTGACCAGACATCCGAATCACTCGGGCAGCTTGCTCATCAAAACCTGTCAGCATGGATGATTGACGTCATCGGTCACGCAATAAGCGGTACGCAGGAGCGTGAATTATCTTTGGCTGAATTATCCTGGTGGGCGGTCCGCAATCAGGTGGCGGACGTGCTACCGGAAGCGGTATTACGTCGTTCGCTGGGGTTGCGTGCGGAAAAAATCCGCTCAATGTACCGTGAAAGCGACATCGTACCGGGAGAGCAGACCGCCACCAGCATACTGAAGCAGCGCACAAAAAATCTTGCGCCGCTGCCTCACGCCCACCAGCAAAACCCGCCACAGGAAAAGACGGTGGTCAGCATTGCTGTTGATCCGGAGTCACCGGCTCAGTATCTCCAGCGCCAGAAACCACAACGGGAAGAGATGCCTGTATACACGCGCTGGGTAAAAACGCAGAAATGCATGACGTGCGGTAATCAGGCAGATGATCCGCATCACATCATTGGTCATGGACTGGGAGGGATGGGAACAAAGGCTGATGATTTGTTTGTTATTCCGCTGTGCCGTAAATGTCATAACGAACTGCACGCCGGGGTAAAAGATTTTGAAGAAAAACACGGCAGCCAGCTGTTGTTGCTGATTCGTTTTTTAATGCACGCGAGAAATTCGGGTGTCCTGAAGTGGAAAGCATGAATGACTGAACGCATAGAATTTGTTTTGCCTTAAGGGACACTTCCTGAACAACATTAACGCGGTCAGTAAAACAGACTTTGCTGATAAGCGCGGTATGCGTTATGTGCGGGTTAATGCTCCTGCAGGTGCAACATCTGGAAAATATTACCCTGTTGTTGTTATGCGTTCTGCTGGCTCAGTAAGCGAACTGGCATCAAGGGTCATTATCACCACGGCAACGCGAACCGCAGGCGATCCGATGAATAACTGCGAGTTTAACGGATTTGTTATGCCTGGTGGCTGGACTGACAGGGGGCGTTATGCTTATGGCATGTTCTGGCAATATCAAAACAATGAACGAGCCATCCACTCAATAATGATGAGTAATAAGGGCGATGATTTGCGCTCTGTGTTCTATGTTGATGGCGCTGCTTTCCCTGTTTTTGCGTTTATCGAAGATGGCCTGTCAATATCCGCACCTGGTGCTGATCTCGTTGTTAATGATACGACCTATAAGTTTGGGGCAACAAATCCGGCGACTGAATGTATCGCGGCGGACGTTATCCTTGATTTTAAGAGTGGGCGTGGTTTTTATGAGTCTCATTCGTTAATCGTTAACGATAACTTGTCGTGCAAAAAACTTTTTGCCACAGACGAAATTGTAGCGCGTGGTGGTAATCAGATTCGAATGATAGGTGGGGAGTATGGTGCATTATGGCGTAATGATGGCGCTAAAACTTACCTGCTGCTTACCAATCAAGGTGATGTTTATGGTGGCTGGAATACATTAAGACCGTTTGCTATTGATAACGCAACCGGCGAACTGATTATTGGAACCAAACTGTCCGCAAGTCTGAACGGTAATGCATTAACAGCAACAAAGCTGCAAACGCCAAGACTGGTTTCTGGTGTTGAGTTTGATGGTTCCAAAGATATTACTTTAACCGCTGCGCATGTGGCTGCTTTTGCCAGAAGGGCAACTGATACATATGCCGATGCGGATGGTGGCGTTCCCTGGAATGCCGAATCAGGCGCTTACAATGTCACCCGCTCTGGCGACAGCTATATTCTGGTTAACTTCTATACCGGAGTCGGAAGTTGCCGGACCCTGCAGATGAAGGCGCATTACAGAAATGGAGGTCTGTTCTACCGTTCCTCAAGAGATGGCTATGGTTTTGAGGAAGACTGGGCAGAAGTTTATACCTCGAAAAATCTTCCACCAGAAAGCTACCCAGTCGGCGCACCAATCCCGTGGCCATCGGATACCGTTCCGTCTGGCTATGCCCTGATGCAGGGGCAGACTTTTGACAAATCTGCATACCCGAAACTTGCAGCGGCTTATCCGTCAGGCGTGATCCCTGATATGCGTGGCTGGACGATTAAGGGCAAACCTGCCAGTGGTCGGGCCGTATTGTCTCAGGAACAGGACGGCATTAAATCGCACACCCACAGCGCCAGCGCATCCAGTACGGATTTGGGGACGAAAACCACATCGTCGTTTGATTACGGCACTAAATCCACGAATAACACCGGGGCGCATACGCACAGTCTGAGTGGCTCTACGGGGTCTGCCGGTGCTCATACTCATGGTAATGGTATTCGTTGGCCAGGAGGCGGCGGTTCTGCGTTAGCATTTTATGATGGCGGTGGGTTCACTTATGTCAAGGATTCACAGTATCAAGTAAGCCCGGGGACTTCTTCCAGTAGATCGTATTATCAACGTATTCAGACACAGTCAGCAGGTGCTCATACCCACTCGCTGTCTGGTACTGCAGCAAGTTCTGGCGCACATGCACATACTGTAGGTATTGGTGCGCATACGCACTCGGTTGCGATTGGCTCACATGGACACACCATCACCGTTAACGCTGCTGGTAACGCGGAAAACACCGTCAAAAACATCGCATTTAACTATATTGTGAGGCTCGCATAATGGCATTCAGAATGAGTGAACAAGCACGGACCATAAAAATTTATAACCTGCTGGCCGGAACTAATGAATTTATTGGTGAAGGTGACGCATATATTCCGCCTCATACAGGTCTGCCTGCAAACAGTACCGATATTGCACCGCCAGATATTCCGGCAGGCTTCGTGGCTGTTTTCAACAGTGATGAGGCATCGTGGCATCTCGTTGAAGACCATCGTGGTAAAACGGTCTATGACGTGGCTTCCGGCGACGCGTTATTTATTTCTGAACTCGGCTCATTACCGGAAAATGTCACCTGGTTATCCCCGGAAGGGGAGTTTCAGAAGTGGAACGGTACAGTCTGGGTGAAGGATACGGAAGCAGAAAAACTGTTCCGGATCCGGGAGGCGGAAGAAACAAAAAACAGCCTGATGCAGGTAGCCAGTGAGCATATAGCGCCGCTTCAGGATGCTGTAGATCTGGAGATCGCAACGGAAGAAGAGGCGTCGTTGCTGGAAGCCTGGAAAAAGTATCGGGTGTTGCTGAACCGTGTTGATACATCAACTGCACCGGATATTGAATGGCCAGTAGCACCTATAGGGTAA